ATTCACAACGTAAAACTTTTGTTAGTTTTCATGTCGAAATACTCTCAGCTGCGGTTATGCCCTTTTGGTAGGTTCAGCATAAGCGGCTATAGGAACCTACCAAATTATTAAAGATAAAAAATGTCAATTAAACTTAGTTTACTTAAAACAGGTGAGCAACTAATATCAGAGATGAAGGAGTTAGTTGCTGAAGGTCAAGACCAAGCACATGCATATATGCTTGAAAATCCTCATATAGTTGAAACAAGAGATAAAACTTTTTTAACTGAAGAGGAAAAGAAAACAGGTGATTTTGGTATTGATGTAATTATGATTCCTTGGATTGTTTTATCGAAAGATAAAAAAATGATTATACCAGTTGATAGTGTTCTAACTATAGTAGACCCATTAGATTCACTAACTCAAATGTATGAGGACAAATGTGAATCATTCAAGTTGACGGAGGAATTAAATGATTAAATGCGTAATGTTAAATGCTCACTGTACACTTATTGCAGAAGTGATAGAAGTTGATGCTGAAATAGGAGATCCAAATTGTAAACTCCTTAATCCATATGTCTATAACGGTATAGATGATATGAAACCTTGGAAGTCTGATATTACAAATCAAACAGAATTTATGATAAGGTCAGAAGATATATTGACGATTGCAGACCCTAATGTTACAATACTAGATAAGTACACTGAATTAACTGCGTAATGAGATTTTATACTAACGTCCAAATGGTCGGAGATAATTTCTTGGTTCGTGGATATGAAGATGGGAAACACTTTGCTACTCGTGAAAAGTTTTACCCTACATTATTTGTAGATTCAAAGAGAAAAACAAAATATAGAACACTTGATGGTTTGCCTGTTGAACCAATCGAACCTGGCACAGTAAGAGATTGTCGTGAGTTTATCAAGAAATATAATGAGGTTGAAAATTTTAATGTTTATGGTAATGAAAGATTTATCTACCAATATATTTCATCAAAGTATCCAGAGCAAGAATTAAAATTTGATGTTGAAAAAATTAAATTAACCACTATTGATATTGAGGTTGCATCAGAGAATGGTTTCCCTGATGTAGAATCTGCTGCTGAAGAAGTATTACTAATTACTCTACAGGATTATACAACAAAACAGATTCGTACTTGGGGTCTTGGTTCATTTAATCACAATCAAAAGAATCTTATATACAAAGGATTTGATACTGAATATCAACTCTTGAGTGATTTTATTAATTGGTGGATGATAGAAGAAAATACTCCAGAAGTTATTACGGGTTGGAATAGTAAGTTTTATGATATTCCATATCTTTGTCGTCGTATTGACCGTGTGCTTGGTGAAAAACTTAAAAAGAGAATGTCACCTTGGGGACTTGTAACTGAAGAAGAAACACATATAATGGGTCGTAAACAAATTTCTTATGATATTGGTGGTGTATCTCAGTTAGATTATCTTGATTTGTATAAGAAGTTTACTTACAAAGCACAAGAGTCATATCGTTTGGATTATATTGCAAGTGTTGAACTTGGGCAAAAGAAACTCGACCACTCAGAGTTTGACACATTCAAGGACTTCTACACAAAAGGTTGGCAAAAGTTTGTAGAGTATAATATAATTGACGTGGAACTTGTTGACCGTTTGGAAGACAAGATGAAGTTGATTGAACTTGCCTTAACTATGGCATATGATGCAAAGGTCAACTATGAAGATGTGTTCTATCAAGTAAGAATGTGGGACACGATTATTTACAATTACCTTAAGAGAAGAAACATTGTCATTCCTCCGAAAAATCGCTCAGATAAATCAGACAAATACGCAGGTGCATACGTCAAAGAACCGATACCTGGAAAGTATGATTGGGTGGTTTCTTTTGATCTCAACTCTCTATACCCTCATCTTATTATGCAATATAATATCTCCCCAGAGACCTTACTCGACACAAGGCACCCATCAGTTACTGTTGATAAAATACTTGCTGAAGAGATAACATTTGAGACGCACAAGGATAATGCTGTTTGTGCAAACGGTGCAATGTATCGTAAGGATGTTCGTGGGTTCTTACCAGAACTGATGGAGAAGATGTACAATGAAAGAGTCATCTTCAAAAAGAGAATGATTACCGCAAAGAAGAAGTATGAAAAAACTCCAACTAAAGACCTTGAAAAGGAAATCGCAAGATGTAATAATATTCAGATGGCAAAAAAGATTTCCCTTAATTCTGCTTATGGTGCTATCGGTAATCAATATTTTCGCTATTATAAACTTGCCAACGCAGAAGCTATTACACTATCTGGTCAGGTTTCTATCCGTTGGATAGAAAACCGTATGAACAAGTATCTAAACAAAATTTTAAAAACGGAGGATGTTGATTATGTTATTGCCAGTGATACTGATTCTATCTACCTCAATTTGGGTCCTTTGGTTGAAACTGTATACAAAGGGCGAGAGACGACTAATGAAAGCATTGTGTCGTTCCTTAATAAGATCTGTGAGATGGAATTTGAAAAGTATATTACGAGTTCTTATGAAACGTTGGCGAACTACGTAAATGCTTACGACCAAAAGATGTTTATGAAACGTGAGAATATTGCAGACCGTGGCATCTGGACAGCAAAGAAAAGATATATTTTAAACGTGTGGGATAGTGAAGGTGTTCGTTATGAAAAACCTAATCTAAAGATGATGGGTATTGAAGCAGTTAAATCTTCAACTCCCGCACCTTGTCGTGCATTAATTAAAAGTGCACTTAAGTTAATGATGAATGGAACAGAGGATGATGTGATAGATTTTATTGAGGAGTCTAGAAAACAATTCAAAAAATTGCCACCAGAAGAGATTGCTTTTCCTCGCACTGCATCAAATGTTCAGAAGTATAAGGCATACTCCACGATTTATGAAAAGGGAACTCCTATACATATACGGGGTGCTTTATTGTTTAATCACTATGTTAAGAAGAACAAATTAGACAATAAATATTCACTTATCGGTAATGGAGAGAAGGTTAAGTTTCTCTATTTGAAAAAACCAAACATAATTCAAGAAAATGTAATATCATTCATTCAAGATTTTCCTAGAGAACTTGGAATTGAGAAGTATGTTGATTACGATTTACAATTCGATAAAAGTTTTGTAGAACCACTCAAAGCAATTCTAGATGCAATCGGGTGGAATGTTGAAAAAACTGTAAACTTAGAACTATTTTTTTCCTAATGGAATTACCTATTAATGATAAAGATTTAGATACAATCGTAAATGCTCTCGCTCTTGGAGGAGATGCACGATTATATCATCTATTGAAAGAAGTAAAGCAAGTCAGAGATTTAAATCCTGATGGTCCTTATAAAAAAATATTGAGAGACAAGGGATTGACGATTTAATATAAAGATAGTATAATAAAAATAAAATGGATTGTTGGCACTGTGGTACTGAACTCATCTGGGGTGGAGACCACGATTTAGAGGAAGAGTTTTATGGCGAAGACCATGCATATGACTTCGTAACTAATCTATCTTGTCCAAAGTGTCAATCCTATGTTGAAGTACATCATCGTAAAGAGGGTAAAGAATGGATTTCTTAAAAGAAATTGTAAAAGAGATTGGAGATGATTTCACAAAAGTTGCACAGGATATAGATGAAACAGAAAGATTCATCGACACAGGATCACACATCTTTAATGCAGTGGTTAGCGGTTCCATTTATGGTGGCGTTTCTAGTAATAAGATTACTGCCATCGCTGGTGAAAGCTCTACTGGAAAGACTTATTTCTCCTTGGCTGTCGTCAAAAACTTTTTGGATACTAACCCTGATGGGTATTGCCTCTATTTTGATACTGAGGCAGCAGTCAATAAAGGACTACTTGAGTCTCGTGGGGTTGACCTAACACGATTAGTTGTTGTAAATGTTGTTACAATTGAAGAGTTTCGTGGTAAGGCACTTAAAGCAGTAGATATATATTTAAAGACGGATGAAGAGAATCGCAAACCTTGTATGTTTGTATTAGATTCTTTAGGTATGCTTTCCACAGAGAAAGAAATTACTGATGCACTTAATGATAAACAGGTAAGAGATATGACCAAATCTCAACTTGTTAAAGGAGCATTCAGAATGCTCACATTAAAACTTGGTCAAGCAAACATTCCACTCATTGTTACTAATCACACTTATGACGTTATCGGATCTTACGTACCCACTAAAGAGATGGGAGGAGGCAGTGGTCTCAAGTATGCAGCCTCTACAATCATTTATCTTACAAAGAAAAAAGAGAAAGATGGTAAGGAAGTCATTGGAAACATTATCAAAGCAAAGACTCATAAATCACGTTTGAGTAAAGAAAACAAAGAAGTACAAGTCAGACTCTATTATGATGAAAGAGGTCTTGACAAATACTATGGTCTTCTTGAATTAGGAGAACTTGGTGGTCTTTGGAAAAATGTTGCAGGTAGATATGAGATAGATGGTAAGAAAGTATATGGTAAAGAAATATATAAGAATCCAGAGAAATATTTTACAGAAGAAATAATGCAGAAGTTAGATGATATTGCAAGAAAAGAATTTTCATATGGTTAAAGTATACGATAATATTATACCTGAGAATGTTTGTCAAAAATTAATTGAATTATTTGAGACAAACATACAGCATCAACATTTTATTAATCATAATAATTGTCCTTGTTTTACTCAGGTAAATTTAAACATGGTCTCTTCAGACACTGTTCGTTCTTTAATACCTTATACTTCAGGAGTTTATAAGAGATATAGAAAAGATACTAATAATTACTACTCACCACCTTTTAAAGAATTAGAAGAGTTTAGAATTAAAAGATATAATACTAGTGGTGATGAAAGATTTGATGAGCATGTTGATGTAACCGATTACAACTCTTCTCTTAGGGGAGTTGCATTTTTATTTTATTTGAATGATAATGATGGAAATACTTTGTTTCCTTCACATAAGTTGAATATTCAACCAGTTTCTGGTAGAGTAATAGTATTTCCACCAACTTGGGAGTACCCACATCAAGGATTAGCACCTAAAAGCAATCCAAAATATATTATGAGTACATACGTGCATTATGGAAAGAATTGAAACTACTATTCTCCGTAATTTGGTTTTTAATGAAGAATACTCAAGAAAAGTTATTCCATTCATACAACCAGACTATTTTGAGAATAAAACTGAAAAGATAATATTTGAAGAGACAACACAATTTATTGTCAAGTATGATAGTGCAATTACAATTGAAGCACTTAATATTGAGATTGAGAATCGTACTGATTTAACAGAAACAGAAATCAAAGAAACAAGAGAAACCACAAAAATATTTGATGATGCACCAGTAGATAGTCAATGGTTACTTGATTCAACAGAGAAATGGTGTCGTGATCGTGCTATATATTTGGCACTTATGGAATCAATAGCACTCGCAGATGGACAAGATGACAAGAAAGGAAGGGATGCTATTCCTAACATTCTCTCTGACGCTTTGGCTGTTTCTTTCGATAATCATGTAGGTCACGATTACTTAGAGGACTATGAAGAAAGATTTGAATCCTACCACAAAAAAGAAAGTCGAATTCAATTCGACCTTGAATACTTTAATAAAATTACAAAGGGAGGTCTACCAAATAAAACACTTAATATTGCACTTGCGGGTACTGGTGTTGGTAAGTCTCTCTTTATGTGCCATCACGCTAGTTCTGTCCTTTTAGATGGTAAGAATGTTTTATACATTACAATGGAAATGGCAGAAGAAAAGATTGCAGAGAGAATTGATGCAAATTTATTGAATGTAAATATACAAAATATAACTGAACTTCCCAAACCTATGTTTGATAAGAAGGTTGATAGTATTGCAAAGAAAACGCAAGGAACTCTTATAATTAAAGAGTATCCTACTGCGTCTGCACATTCAGGTCATTTTAAATCTTTACTCAATGAACTTGCACTGAAGAAATCATTTACACCTGATATCATATTCATTGATTATTTAAATATATGTGCATCTTCAAGATATAGAACAAACAATAATGTCAATTCTTACTCGTATATCAAAGCAATTGCAGAAGAACTTCGTGGTCTCGCTGTCGAAGCGAATGTACCGATTGTATCCGCAACTCAAACTACTCGTAGTGGTTTTGCTAGTTCTGATGTTGACCTTACCGATACCTCTGAATCATTTGGTCTTCCTGCAACTGCTGATCTTATGTTCGCTCTTATATCTACTGAAGAACTCGAAGGGTTAAATCAAATTATGGTTAAACAACTTAAGAATCGTTATAATGACCCAACCATGTATAAAAGGTTTGTTGTAGGAGTTGACCGTGCAAAGATGAGATTATATGACTGTGAGCAACAGGCACAGGAAGATATACTTGACAATAAAAAAGACGAGGAGTATAATGATGAAGAGAAGAAACCTTTTAAAAAATCTTTCGCAGAGTTTAAATTCTAATGACTAAAAAAATTGACTTTACTAAGTATGCTGATTTCGTGGATGGTGTCACATCCCATCCCAGTAAAGATTATCAATGCTTTATTGAGAGTATTAGTTCCCTTAATGGAAAGGGTGCCAATATTGAACGTCTTCTTACTGCTTCCGTTGGTCTTAGTGCTGAGTCTGGTGAGTTTATGGAGATCGTTAAAAAGATGGTATTTCAAGGTAAACC